AAAGAATATTAAACCCTGCACCCGTAGTTCAATGGATAGAATACCGGATTCCGGTTCCGACGATGTGGGTTCGATTCCCGCCGGGTGTACTTGAAGCAAACCCATTCAGCTAATATTCAGCTGTTTGGGTTTTGTTTTTTATCATTTTGCATAACATTTGCAAAACATCATAGAAATCAGTAAAAAAAATGCACCGAATTATTTTCTCAGATCCAGTTTATTTAATAACAAGATAAGTAGCTTTAATTTATCTCACCCGGCAAAGTAAAACCATAAAAAAAGTTCCAAAAACAGGCTGAGAATTGCGGAAGTACATATGTAATTGTCCGAAGTGTGAAAGAAGCTATCGAAGAAATGAAGTTTTATTTAAAATAATGTCTATATTTGTGAATTAACTATTTAAATTTTATAATCATGAGTTTAACTGAGCAACTTAAAGATGGGAAACAAGCAATCGATTGGGAACAACGCAGGTACGAAATTGCAAAAGAAGTATACTGTATCAATATAACTGATAATTCTAATACACCAGACAACATGGTTGCTAGCAGGGCTATTAAACTAGCAGATGTGCTCATAAAAGCTCTTCGCGGGTATTGAATAAAAAGTCAACAACCCCTGGTCTATTAAAAATTCATTTTATATTTCATTTTATTAAGTTATTGCAAAATATCTTTACTGGTTGTTTTCATTTGCGCATGTGGTAGATTACCGTGATCATTTGCTTTCTTTTCTATAAGAAAGTCAGGCAAAAATTAAACTTAAATATTCAAACACTGTTTTGTTGGATATTTTATATATTTTTGTGCGAAAGTATTTTTTGTTCTTACAATATGAAAGTTGATTTAAACAGCGGCGTATATATTGAAATTGGTGGGGAATTGGGTAGATATAATTCTTTACCTGTAGATGTATTAGCTAAAATCGCCAAAGACTTTCAGAATTTGATAATATCAATTGCAAAACACACATTATCATCAGATGAATTTATCGACCTAAATAATTTCCAACTTGAGTTGACTGGGTTCGAAAAAGCTAGTGCTGTTCCAAAATTTTCATATTCTTCTAGAGCAGAAAGTAAATCAGGTTTCTTATGGGAGTCTCAACGAAATCTTGTAAATGATAATTTTAACAATGTCTTACAAATTGCGAACAAAGGAGACTATTATGAACTAAAAAAAATATTGCCTAACCCTGAAGCTAGGACCCCAATTGTTGAGAATTTATATTCATTTACAAGTAATTTTAAAGATTCACCGGTAAGTTTCGTTGATTACAATAGAAGAACAAAGAAAATCACACCTATATATAAAATAAACACATTCAAAGAAGCTGCCAAGAAAGAGTTGATAACCCCCATAATCGAAATTGATAAAGAAATAAGTAAAACGGAGCTCGAGGTCGTTGGATTTGTTAAAGAATTTAGGGAAGGTGAAAAAACCACCCAGAAAAGGGTCATTGAATCTTTTAGTGACTCTAACTTTACACTTGGATATGCTCCAAAGAAAATCTCAACACCGACTAAAGTGTATTGTTTACGATATCCTTTAATATCATCGTTTCAGAAGGAGAATAATTACTATGTAATCAAATCAGAAATGCTAGATATTATTGGGACTGGGAGAGATGAGAATGAAGCTAAAGCTTCTTTTGCAGAAGAGTTCGATTTCATATATAGGAGGTTAAATACCCTCAACGACGATCAATTAACAGAACGAAACAAACTGATTAAGATAAATATTAATAATATAGTCTTAGGCACTGAATAATGAGCGTATTAGATCCAAAGAAAACTTATCGTAATTTAAAGAAAAAGGGATTCATTGATTCTCCAGATAAAAGTGATGACCATAAATATCTAGAATTACACCACGAAGGCAAATTTGTATTATATACAAAAATTAGCCACGGCAACTCGGACATCGATGACTTTCTCATAAAACAAATGAGTGATCAATGTAAATTGTCAAAAAAAGAATTCATGGAATTAGCCAATTGTCCTTTGAGTAAAGGAAAATATTTAAAAATATTGGAAGGTAAGAAACTACTTCAATAATACCTTTCGAATAATGTGAATCATTCTTCACTTGCTATATATACAGTAATTTTTTTTACCCCTCGCTGCACGAACGAGGAACCAATCATTTAATCGCAAATTATCTCACCCGGCAAAATTATACCAAATCGATTTTACCTTTAATATCCTGGTATCATAATTTTCAATAAATTCTTTTATTGAATTTCTTGCCCGATAGGAACGATTATAACATATCTTTCTGTTTATATCGCTCTCTTTCCAGTTATCCCCGGATTCTCCATCAAAGTAACGAAAACAAAAAGCTTCAATATCGAGCGGATCAGTATGAGGCTCTATATCTTCAATGGCTTCCCGAATAATTCTCGTTTTCCGCAGGATCTCCCCGGCTCTGTCCTCTTCATCATCTGCAAGGTCCTCGATCTCGAGCTGGGAATAATTGATATTAGCATCAACCGGGATTGGTTTATATTTATGCCGGTATGGGGCCGTATCTGATGTGGCATTCATCTTGATCATTCTCAAAACAAAGTAATCCAGCTCACGGTATTGTTTATGTTTTTTGTTGTAAAGCTCTAAAAGCTTCTCTTCCGGCTTTTCCAATAGACTTATCATCACTTCATTTAACAGGTCTACCTCTTCACCGGCCATCCCTTGCATTACACAATAATACTTGGAATAATCCAACCACCTATCATATCGCTTTGTAATGTAGTTTTTAACTTCTTTAATGCCCATAATTCAAGTAGTTTGTTGATATTTTAAATAGTTTTTTTCCTCATGAGGATTGGTCTATTTTAAAAATATACTCAACTTGAAATTTCTTCAGGATAATGATATAGACACAAAAAGGGGGTTCCCCAAAGTGACCCCCTTTAAGAAATTTTGCCGTACACTTTTATATAGTCATTTATGACTTGCCTCCTTTCTTCTCAAAGTTAAACGTCGGCATTCCATAATACCCAACATTAAGTGTCTCGCGCCCGATAATGATGGAAATAGCGTGGGCCGCATCGCTCAGGCTCCCCATTGCTTCCTGAATGTTATTCTCGATGATCGGGTCTACCAGAACCATTGCATCTTCACAGGATTGAATATAATCGTTCATTTCGCTTAATTGAGACAAGAAGCTGATTAGTTTTTCTTTCATATCTGATTCTTTATTTGGGTTAGACATTTGTTATAAGCTGCTCCAAGTCTCGAAAGAGCCATTTTCTTAATCTGCATTTCGTGGCTATGGCGGTCATCATCTTTCTTTCCCCGGTAGAACACCGAGCGAGCCTTGTAACGCTGGTAGTTCGCTTGTTGCGCATCGATGCGGAAAATCTGCTTCTGCATCATTTCCATTATGGCAATCATCCTTTCGTTCATGGTTATAAGTTTTTTAATTTTTTAAATTAGTCTCCTGAGTAAACTCCAGATCGGTAGTAGCTCTCCATAATATCGGGTGTCGGGTTGGATTTTTGGGTTTTAGCGGTTTTGTACTCTTCACTGGACCACCACTGGATAAGTCTTGCTTGCTCTTCAATATGCGTGGCTTCTTTTATTGCTTCAGCAACTCTTGATTTTTCACCGGCCCAGGCCATCTTTAAACATTCACCAAAATCATCCAGATTGTAAAATTCTCCGTATAGTCGGATAAAATCTGTACTGCTTTTATAAGCTTTCCATGCTTCACGCATGATTCTTGATTTGTTGATTGAAGTTTTCATTGTTGCAATGTTTTAAAATCATGTCTTATTTAATTGTACATTGCAAAGATATATGTACTCAATAATGTGTACAAATATATTTAGTTAAATCTTTGTTAAATAAACATAATACGAACATATATAATTGTACATTTATATTTATATTGTACTTTTGTACGGAACAAATGATTTAAAAAGCATGATAAATATTGACCATATATTAAAAGAGCGCGGAATCACTAAAACTCAGTTAACCAATAAAATGGGTTTTAAGAGCAGAACGGCCCTTTATAGGGTACTACAAGGTAAGGCTACGCTTGAAACACTTGAAAAATTATCGGAAATATTAAATGTCCCTGTTAGTGAAATACTCGGAGAGGTTCCAATAATTGGATTTATTGAATACAAGGACACTATTTATAAAATTAACAGTAAGGATTCTTTAAAAAAGGTTGTAGGTATAATCGAAAAGAAATAACAGCGTTATTAAATAGTTGCAATAACTTATTTAATTGTACAAGCGTTGTTTCTTATCCGGCAAGCTGCGAAGTTTGTCGGATTTTATTTTTGGAATACTTAATAATAAATACTACCTTTGGGTTGTTATTAACAATTAAAGCAATTAATCATGAAAAAAGTATTACTATTTAGTTTGTTAGCGTTATTATTTTTATCCTGTGAAAAAGAAGATAAGCCGGCAGATGAGTTGAAGTCATTAGCGGGAACAGAGTGGACTGGTTCTATGCCTGATTATTACGATGGATCGGTTGTTGTCAAGGGAATTTCATCCTCTAAAGCCACTTTAACCGCAGGTGTAACAACTGTAGCATTTAACTACACCTATAATTCAACATTAAAAACAGGTGTACTTACCTCGGAGGGGGTAACGTTTACCTTTGAAATAACTGGGAACAGCCTCAAGGTTACAGACGAATACAATGATTCATATAACTTTACCCGAACAAAATAAATTTCCACATCACAATTACTATAAGCCGGACTCAAAATGTTCGGTTTTTTATTTTTTATTCAAAACACAAACATCAAAAAATCGTTTTCCCGTTTAATTTCTCGCAGACCATGTCACGGATTTTGTAAAAAACATCAAACAGTTCCTTGTTGGTTTCATCACCTAGCCAATCCTCCCATCCTTCACCGCTCATTCTCCACAAGAATACCTTTTTCACATAATCAGATAAATTTAATCCTTCTATTATCTCCCGCACCTTGTTCATCTTCTCGAGTTTTTCCCCAGGTCCCATTTACCTGGTCAATGACAATAGTTGTTGCTTCTTCTGCTACTTTGTACGCTACCAAATACTCTTTTGTTTCATCACTTAACTTAACTTTACGTTTCTCATCTGTTCTGGTGTAAATTTTAATGCATTCATACTGTTTACAAAACAAAATTACAAACTTTTTGTGACGCCTTATGTTATTTATTGAAATACATTTGATGTTTTGAATCAAATATCATTACTTTTGCAGAAATAAATCTTTAAAGACGGTAATCTATGAAATTAAGAATCAAAGAAATTGTAAAACAAAAGGGTATTACACTGGGTGAATTATCAGAGAATTTGGGTATTGCGAGAGAGTCACTTTCAAGAGCTATAAATGGTAATCCTACCCTTGAAACATTGAATAATATTGCTGATGCCTTAGATGTTCATATCACTGAACTGTTTGAAAAGGATCCGATTTCCGGCATTATTATTATAGATGGTGTTACTCATCAGATTAAAACTTTTGATCAACTGGTGCGCATCTGTGAAGACCACAGACCTCAATTGAACTCATGAACTAATAATGATTTATTTGATTGAGGAATCACTTTAACAACCTGGCCAAAGCGTTGGCTAGTAATAGAAATTAAAAACCCAACTCGCTAAATAATTAAACTCTAACCGTTATGGATGATAGCTCAATTGAACAGATCATTATTAAGGCCGTTGAGATAGGCGTATATTGCACACTTAACCGGCTTGGTATTACCCATGAAGTTGTAACAGAATCCCAAGCACGTAAACAATACGGAAAAAGATTGATTGATGAATGGCGTAGGAAGAGATGGATCGTTGGTTACCCGACAGGAAATAAAGAACGCGGCAAAGTGTATTTCAAACGTACTGAACTCGAGACAGCAAGCCGTATGTTCGATATTCAAAATATCATTCCCTCGAATAAAATATTCAGAGATTGAATATTTTGGCTATATTTGTCTTTTCTATTTTATTAACTATTTATTCTTGAATATCATGCTTATACCTTTAAAACAGTTTATTTGCGACACATGTGGGGAAATTATCGAAAAACCTGAAGATGGATATGTTGAATGGGTTTACTCAGATGATGGAATGCAAACACAATTCAATATCATTCATCATGGAGGTTCATCCCCAAGAAAAAAATATAATCATGATGGATGTTACCAACACGCAAACCGTAATGGACGGATGGACGAACCCTTAAATCATTGCTTAGATCCTAATAGAATGATGGCATTCCTATTGAGGTTCATCGATATGGGTAGATATCATGATCCTAGTGGAAAATATATTGCCAAAGTCAATATCAGCGAATACGTGGAATTGGTAAGGAGGTTAACAATACCTTATTATGAAGAAGCAAAAGTTTATTGGAATGAAGCAATAAGTGATGGTTATTTTGATGGGGATAATGAAATAAATATTTACACTGTTTATTTCCTAAAAGGGATTATAGATAAATATTCAAAGTAAAACAATCCACTATACTACCATCCTCCTATCAATTTTTTCTTGTTCATTGACTTACGTAAACCTATATCATCAATATATTCGGCAAGTATAGTCAATGGGTCAGGTGTATAGTCATGCTTATTTCCACCATCTTTTTTTATAACCTGTGAGTGATTTAATGAATCTTAGATTAAATAGCGTATGAAAGAGGCAATTTAAGAAATGAAGATTTACTTAAAATTCGGCATCTTTTTACCTTTAATGTGTATATTTGTGAATTAACTTTTTACCATTTTAACTCTTTACATAAATTTTCATGAATCGTATTATTTTAATTGGCAACGGATTTGATCTTGCGCATGATTTGAAGACTAGCTACAGAAATTTTATTGATGATTATTGGGCTCGTAAAGCCAAACATTGCACAGAAAAACAATTCTTTAAGGATGAAGAAGGAGACATAGATTTCTCTAGCAAATATAGGGAGCCGATTAATTGCAATGTAAAACCGGAACTATCAGAATGTTGTAATTATACTACATTCGAAAGTTTTGTCAAAGAGAATAATGCAAACATTAAATTTAATAATAGGTTTCTTAAAGAAATCACAACAAGATGTGGTTTACAAAACTGGGTAGATATCGAGAAAGAGTTTTACTGTGCATTAAAGGAATGTTTAAACGATGAAAATCAAGTCAAAATTGATGAATTAAATAAAGATTTTGAAAAAATTAAATCTTTATTGAGAAACTATATAAATGAGATTTCTCATGCGTTTATTAATAGTATGTTGTCAAAAAAAGAGATTTTAGATGAAATATTGTCACAATTTAGATATAGGGAATTCAGCCAATCATATAAAAATATATTAATAAAAGATTTACTTGAAAAGGTTAATCCAAGATTTGAATATGAAAAAGAAGATATAACTTATAAATCAATTATTTATTATTTTAATAATATCCATAAAATCGAAAATGTATCGGAAATCAAACGAAAAGATTTAGAGGTGATTTTGAATGACACCTGCAAAGCACCTAGTATAATTAAAGAATTGTCACTAAAAAATATTTTGTTTTTAAACTTCAATTATACTAACACTTCTACAATATACGTAGATAAAATAGTGTCTAGACATTCTCCTAAATACCAGGTTAAAGAAATAAATATTCACGGTACATTAAATGACCCAGATAACCCTATTATTTTTGGATATGGTGATGAAATAGATGAGGACTATAGCAAAATTGAAAATTTGGATGATAATAGATATCTAGAAAATATAAAAAGCACTAGATACCATGAAACAGATAACTATAAAAGGCTTTTAGAATATATTGATAGTGACTATTTTCAAATATTTATTTTTGGCCATTCCTGTGGACTTTCAGATAGAACCCTCTTAAGCACTCTCTTCAATCATCAAAATTGTGTTTCAATTAAACCTTTTTATCATAAAAAAGAAGATGGAACCGATAATTATAGCGATATTGTTAAAAATATATCTCGCCATTTTAATAATAAGGCTTCGCTTCGGGACAAAGTTGTAAATAAGACATATTGCGAACCTTTAAGAGGATCCAAATAATTGAAACTTCAAAAACATGTAAAGAATTTATATTAGATTATTGACTATTAAAAGTGATGAATCACCCTACTGTTCAAATAATATTGTTTGCAGGCATAATTACGCTGAAGAGAATGTTATAAGCGCTGGTAATGTTCGTAAGTATACTATTAAACATAATGTAGATTATATGGATGTTAAAAACATTCTTTAAAGAATATACCACTGATTACGTGATGTTTAAAAAAACTTGTTTTCCAACTCTGATTTTATAGGTTCTTAACGATGAAATTAACATAATATCTTATCATATTAACTTACTTATTGTTAAAAAAAGACCCTTCAATAAAAAAGGATCCTCAAAAAAAGAAAAGTAATTAAGTTATGAGAAATCAAAAAATCACTCTATTAAATTAAGTTCCGACATTCCGTTTATTTTATCTATAAATTTATCCTGTAACAGCGGTATAACAGCTGATATGTTCTTTGAGGCACGCAAATACCCTTCTATTATCCCGGCACGTTTACCGGCTTCGTAGGCTTTTGTAATTGATTCAAACCTTTCTATCTCACTGTTGATTTCATTGTTTACTTCTTTAGCCATAATGTCTTATTCTTTAGGTGGTTCAATAAAACCTTGTCTATCAATTTCGCTTCTGATAAATTCATCCAACTCTTCGTTGCTCATTTTTTCCAACCAAGCATTAATAGGCACTGAACCTTTAAGATCAATCCTATCAGCTTCATTCCAGCCTAGCATTCTACTAAGTCTGTCAATGGCTGCAATCTTATCATAAAACTTCACTTCAATGCTGTCCTTGGCTTTCTTAACAGATGCAATACAGGAAACAACATGATCGGGCATATCTTCAAGTTTCTTAATTGTTACCTTGCTGCCTTTGATGTTCAGTACATCAGTAATGCGGGCCCTTACAATTGCAGTAAGTTCTTTGACTACCTCATCTTTGGCAATATCGGAGCGTTCTTGAAGTGCTAATTGAAATTGTTTTACCCTTGTACTAATCTTGTACTCTTTTAATAGCCGTGAGGCTCTTTCTGTCACTGTTTCATCCTTCATATTACCACACGAATAAGCACGCCTGTATGCCTCAGAGGCGTTGCCGGATTCCAGATAGTAATTACAAAAGTTTTCTTGTTTAAGGGTGAGCTTTTCCATATTCATAGTACTTCAATATGTCCAAACTTTTCGCTCCAGGCTTTCTGCAGGTTTGATACCATTTTTAGTCCACCGGGTGCATACGTTGAAACGAATAAATAATCACCATCCCTCTCATATGCTACAAGTGCAAATTTTGATTTGAATCGGGCCCGTAGGATCGCGACAATTTCTTCATCTGTCAACTCTTCGATAGACAATTTCTGTAAATCATCTATCGAGCTACCGGGAACACGTTCAGTAGTTTTATCCATTTTTGAAAATAGCTTTTTAAGATAGTTGCTTTGATGTTTTTCTAGTTTAGGCCAAACGGGTCCAGATCAGGGAAGCACCAAAATGGATTGTCGATCTCATCCAATCTTAAATTAGAACTGTTCATTTTGCAAACAGTATCTTTAGATTTCATTATCCTTATTGCTTGATGCAATGTAAAAATGTAGGCACCGGTTGCCCGAACCATTCCATCCGTTTGGCTTGCAATAGAAACAGGATCATTAAGAAACTGTTTCACTGTTTCAGGATTGCCTGTTCTCTTTAATGCTAGCCTCAATGAAGCTGCAAGCTCTTCCAGTAGTTCATTTATGTGATTTCGGTTCATTGAGTGGGTAATCTAGGGTTTCTTAATTTCGGAATATTCATTTCTTCTTCAGCTAAAGTTGGGAGCTTTTCATCAGTCCACTTTTCGAAATTGGATCAATTGTTGGCATGATTAATTAATTTCTCGTTTATATTATTGATCGGGATGGGATGCCCAAAAATCGCATCATCAAGTAAAGATGATTTTCATTCGTAATCATAAACTTTCGGGATCACCTTGCCATCATCATCCATTTTGAAAGCATCTAAAGGATAATCATGTCCCAAATGATCACCCATTTCATTGCAAAAGGCATTTATCGCCTCCGCTGCTGCCTTATGAAGATTATAACGGATGATTCCCGCTTCAGTGGTAACAAACATACTGTGGGAATCCTTCAGCCTTTCTTTTGCTTCATTTGAAACAATAATTACGCCACTATCACTGACTGAGACATAATCCACCAGGCAGGCGACACCACACATTTCAATGGTTGAAAGAAGATCCCTTGTTTCATGTTCCAAGCTTGCTATTTTGCCGTTCACATTGTTTGCAATCTCGTTGCTCAAATATTCAGGATCTAGAACTTTTGAGATCACATCAGTAATAGCCTTTCGAATTCCGGATAGATCGCCTTTCAAAATACCCCGAAGATAATCATCGTTGAGTTTCCCCAGGCCGGTAGCCTCAAAAGCTTTTTCCAACTTCTTACCGTGTGTTTTGATTATCCGCTCTTCCAATTTATGGAGATCATTACGATAGTGCACTTCTTCAAAATCAACCAATAAAGGTTTAATTGTTTTTTTTACCATATAATTCTAATATTTAATGTTTTAATCTTTAAACAAATCTATTGTTCCAAACTCACCGTTGCCACATTGCTCATCATCTAAATCTTGGTCCAGATCCACCGCACAACTTACTCTCTCATTTTGATCCATCATTCTGGCCAACTCTTCAATTGAGAGTTTATCCATTTCTTCTTCTGTCATAATTGAAAGATTTTACTGAATCTGATTAATTTCATCGCATAATTCAGCGAACTCGGAGAGTAGTTGTTCCATCACTTCAAACTCTTTCACAAAATCACCACCTTGTTGACTTATCACTGGAAAAGGCTTACTACCTCTGGGCGTATTAGTGTGGGTGACACTGTATGAGAGTTTGGCACCTGGATTTTCACTTTCATAAGCTTTGATGGCTTGGATCTTTACTTTTAAAGAAGCATGTTGATGTTTCTCAACTAAACTATTTAAAGCTTCAATTTCACCTTTAAGCCTTACGGCTTTTGTTTTTAATTCTTCTGTAGTCATAATTCATTTTTTTAAAATTCTAAATCGTTTATCTGTATAATAAAATGTAAATTTTTCAAAAGTTTCTTGAATCTCTTATCACTTCACAAAAAAAGGCTTATTGTACTTCACAAAATAAGGATCACCAGTCTTCGGATTCTTACCCATATACCCAGACACCCATTCTCTTGCACCTGCCGGAATATCTTTAATAAACTTTTCTTTCGGGATGGCACCTTTCAGCAGGAAATCAGCAAAATCATCATGCTCCATTACGATAGGGACAGCATAACATATGCAGAAAGGGTGCCATCCAGGGAAAACAAAACCCTTTGGATATTTACCTTTCAATGAATCACAGATCACACAGGGATGAGCATTTGCAGACCGCTTTACTTCGTAACCAAGGATAAAATCAAGCTGTTTCCATCGTTCTGCATCGCTCATACGGTACCCCATATTCGTCTCAGTGCTGGCCACTCTCAGGGCATTCATCCGGGAGGACCGATACACTCCCCAGCCAGGGTGATAATCCTTCATTGGCTGAGAAAGGACCAGATTACCTTCTTCATCTCTGGTCCTCCTAAATCGCTTGTTTGGATCATAAAGCAGCTGTCTGAAATCACGGCCAATTGCCTCAGCACTTCGGCCGGTTGATAACCCAGATTCAAGAAACAGCTCAATATGGCCTTTTGTCTGCTTTGAAATATCCCACACTCTTTTTGAAAGGTTCATTCCGTCATCGATCCTGTTTTGGAGTACTTTTAATGCCTCCAGGTTCCGGAAAAACATTCCCTCTTTTGCAATAGAAGACAATGCCATCCCTTTGATATATTGCTCAACAATCAGATCATTTTTATCAATAGCAGACATCCAGGCCTTTTCCTGGTTCTCTTTGATGAACTTTTCAAGGGCAATACGGAAATCGTTGAGAATTCTGTTAATCTTGTTTTCAATTCCAGCGTTGCGGATCCACACACTGTTTTTATTGCCGGCATCTTTCCATTTTCGCATCTCAGGTGCCACCAATCGAATTAACTGATTGAATAGGGCATTAATCTGTTTTTCCTGTAATAGCAATCGATTGATATGTTGCTTATCAAAATTATTGACTCTTTCACTTTCCATTGTTGTAATGTAATATTGTTCATTTTTCACCCGCCTAGCTTCACCGCTTCGCCAATTTGAGAAGATTGCCCACTATCCCGACACCTTGCCTATAAAATCATTATCGGCTCTCAGAGGGCCTTAAAATGACTTGTTTGCAATATTTATTTATTACCTATAATGCAGAAAGTTTTAAATGATTTACACTTTCATTGATAGGATGATATATCTTCAAATCAATGTGATATTTTTTTCCGTCTGATTTTGAAGTTGTAATCAAGAAATCATCAACACACTCAAACAGGTATTTTTCCGGATTAAATGTATATTCTGAAATTCTTTCCCAAATGATTGTTGGAATAGAATGGTGATTTAAAAAGCGAGCCAATAACATACGCCTTCCTTTGTTGCATATGAAGGAAAGTTTTTTCTCTATTCGACCATTTACAAATACATAATCGACCCTGGTTATAGGTGGTATGATCTTTTCCCCTGTCTTTACAATTTCAATGAAATCAAACATTCTTATTGCTGTAAATTTATCTTCAAACAAGTCCTCAACTGGAACAGGATTATCGGTAATATGATCCACTCTTAATTTGTCGTTATCTCCGAATGGATTACCGCTCTCAAGCTTTGAAAAATCCATTTTTGTGATATCGGTTTCCCAATTTATCGAAAGATTATGTATCTCTTTTTTCACCTGTTCAACCCGTTTAATCAGGCCTATGTGTTCATTCATTTGATCTATGATATTCATAAACTGTTATTTAAAATGGCGGTGTTTCTGTTTTCTCCTGTGGTATATAATTTTCATCCCATATCTTTTTAAACCGGTCATCTGTCTGGAAATATACCTTTTCATCTTTGACCCCTTCACGGTCCTTACCTATGATAAGAACGCCCCTGTTCTTCCAGGTCCGGCCATTGCTCTCTGTTGCTGCGGGATCATAATAGGATGGCCTGTGTGGAAAAATAACTTTGTCAGCATCCTGTTCAATGTTCCCGGATTCTCTCAGATCGGACAAAACAGGTACCTGAATTTTTGTTCCCTTTGGAGGTCTGCTCAATTGGGCCAGCAGGATAACAGGGGTATTGAGTTCTTTGGCCAGGCTTTTCAGTTCACCGGTGATGTAACCTATCTCCAAATCCCTGGTACCAAATGATTGATTTGTTTTGATCAGCTGCAAATAGTCAATAATCAATAGATCCAGCTGGTCGGTACGATGCAATTTTCTTGCAAGCGATTTGATACTATTAAGGTACCGGATATGGTAACTGTCGGCAATGAAAAGTTTGTTGTTTTCAATCTCCCGGATATTTTGGTCAATACAAATCCACTCATCCCTCCCCAGTTGGCCGGTTTTCATATCATAGAGATTCAACCTTTCATCTTCTGTAAGCATTCGCATGATTAGTTGCTCTGTTGTCATTTCAATTGAAATGAATAAACAATGCTTCTCCGCTTCCGATGCTGCTTTGGCAAAATGTAGTGCAAACTGTGTCTTTCCCATCGATGGCCGTCCTCCCAGTATGATCAGATCCGGTGCGCTCCATCCACCATTCAGACGATCGTCAAGTGCTTTTAGACCAGTAGGGATGGTAACAGCCTCCCCCTGCTCTTTTTTGCCCTGTATCGTAGTCAAGTATTCAATGGTTCGCTTTATGGCTGACTTCATATCCTGATACTCACTTGCTGCACCTCCGGATCTTATCTCTGTGAAGCTTCGTTCTAAATATTCAATTACATCCTGAACATCCTGGCTTTCATCAAATGCCATTTCCATAACATTGTTTGACTGAACGATCAACTTCCTGGCAATGGCCTTTTGTTTCAATATTGCAGCATGATATTCAATGTGTGCAGCTGAAGCGATACTGTCCGATATTTCAATAAAGCGTGGAGTACCTCCTGCTTGCTCGAGAGTATTTGTTGATTTTAATTCATCTAGAACGGTGAGGATATCAACAGGTCTTTGCCTACGTGTGAGTGATTCTATTGCAATAAAAATAGTCCGGTTACTCTGATTGTAAAAGTCATCTTCATTCAAATCAATCCGGTGTATCGCATTGCTTTCTAATAACAGTGCCCCTAAAACTGCACATTCCAATTCTGGTGCATTGGGGAGTACCCGATCGGAAAGAGTTTTATATGTCGACGATACTGGACTGTTTTTCTGTTGCACTTGATTTATCTTTTCCATTGCTGATAATTATTTCGTCATTCCAAGATTTATTACTTAAAAAAGTTTCCGGGTCTTTACGAAACGCCTTATCCGGTTGCGCTTTTTTGTATATGGGAATATGTTCTTTAATTTTTAGCTTTTCACTGTCTGAGATCTTATTCCACTTCTTGGTTAGTTTTTCCTTACTGCCTCTTTTTTTATCATAGTCATTCCAGAATTCATCAAAAGGATATACATCAATTTTTGATTTAGCGTCTTTACTTATTCTGTTATTTGAATTATTATAATTATTGTTTGGGTCCGCGATCGGTTCATCATCGTTCCGCGATCGGTTCATCATCGGTTCATCATCGGTTCGAGTTTTTTGATAATCGTCATAATTACAGACCGTTATCCGTGTCGTTTTTGATACGCTTTCTGATACAATCATTTGATCTTTTTCGAGCAGTTCAAGAAATCTTCTTGCTGAACTTTTAGAGCATTTCCATCGTTTTGCCCAGTTACTTAAACTTCTTATGGTTTGACCTCTTTCACACTCAATAATGGCACACCCTAGATTAACCTTCCTTCCAGTATGATTCACCTCAAGCAGTAAATCTACCCATCTTTGGAATTTTACTGGATCTTGCCATAGCCAGTGCTCTCGAATTTTCCTATATATTGAGATCCATCCGCTATTTGTTTCATCTCCGGCCATACTTGGTATTATTGAAAGCTGGTGAATCGAGGATCTCACCTAAAGACAATGTTTCACAACTTCGTTTATTAGATTTAATCCAATAAACTTTATAGCGTATATCCGGCTTCTCGATCCATTGATCATTCACAACAATACCCTTTTCTCGAATATCACGAATGTAAGAACGAGGATCCCCATACCCCAGGGCAATGGTTATATCAGTGACTGATTGTTTCCTGGTACACAGAAGGTCAAATACTTTTTTCTGCCGATTACTCAGGCTATCATAAATAATATTCATATCTTTGCCCTGTACCTCATCAAATGAAATTATGCTCTGCATTGGTTCCAGCCGTGTTGGGCTTTCTTTTTGTTTCATAATCGGTTACCTCCTTCCAGTTACTACATAATTCGTTGCCTTCCGTTCGGTCTCTTCTACTGTCGCCACCCGGTTCTGTTTCAACCAACTTTCAATCTCTTCACGGTCAAAATAAAGCTGTTTCCCGCTTGGTTTATAATGGGGAATATGGTTGGTGCTGGTTAACTTATACAAGTATGAGCGGCTTAGACCTGTGAGAACTACTACATCTTCAAATGTTAGTACTTTCTTTGCAGCCAGCAGGGTATTTCTTTCAATTCGATCTAATTGAATTTGAATATCTTCCATTCTTCTGTGGTTTTATGATTGTTACAAGTTTCCAGTTATGAAGTTTTTTACATCTTCAAACCGATATAATACTTTACCCCCTACCTTTATGGGGGTGAGAACACCCTTCTTTGCCCATCGATATAAGCAATTTCTCGACACCATAAGGATCTCCGCTGCTTTATCTGCAGTTATCATCTCTTTACGTATTTTTTCAATTTCTACTTCAATCGATTTCATGTTTTTGATTTAATATATAAGATTTTGCAATATTCGGAGAATTAACAGAAATATCAATAATAAAATGACATATCTATCTAATTAATTGAATACTTATAAATACTAATTTATATTCATTATAAACAAAAAAGCACCTCCAGTGAAGGAAGTGCTTTATACAATCAAAAACTTATTATGAAAACTAATTGTCTCCCATGAAATTGATCATTAATTCTTTAGGATCTTTAACCGGTTCTGCTATGTCATCACTCAAGCTTGGGATCCGGTTAACTGCATCCTGCTTCTTTTTATCAACTACCTTTGCATAAATTTGAGTGGTGGAGATTTCCTTATGTCCTAAAAGCTTTGAAACAGTGAAAAGATCCACCCCCTCAGTTATCATTAAAACAGCAAATGTATGCCGGCCTGTATGGAACGTAACATTTTTTTTTATCCCTGCATTCATACACCATTTTGAGAGTTCTAACAACAAATAAGCTGAGTATTTGAATCCGGAGAAAACAAGTTCATCATCGTGACCACGTTCACCCATAAATGGAACAGCCTGATTACTTATATCGAGGTACTGCCTGCCGCCTGTTTTTTTCTGTTTGAAGTTGATTCTTACATAGTCTCCGAAATTCTCTACATTACCCCATTTCAACCGTTCGATATCGCTTTTCCTTAAACCAGTCAGGCAACTGAACAGAAAAGCCCTTTTCAATACTGCATTTCTGCAGGGTGTTTTTGCCAGTTCCTTTACTTCATCAAAGATTAAATAAACACGCTCTGTCTCTTCTTGCTTGAATCCTTCTACCCCTCTTAATGGGTTAATAGGAATGATCCTATCGTCGTAAGCCTGATTAATTGCGGCCCTCAACTTATTGAAATAAGATACTTTTGAGTTTTGGGATAATGGCTTTACAAGCTTACCATCATCGTATTTCGATTTATGCAGGTCTTTACCGGTAGTATCGAGAAATGATTTGAAGCCCTCAATCCATTCCGGTGTAATGTCTCTGAAGGTGGTATCTTCTGAACAGTATCTTTCAAGGTGTTTTAAACAGCTGAACCAATTCTGGTAATTTCCCCTGCTTTCTTGGTTTTTAGCTCTATCATCACACATTTTCCTGTAATATTCCAGGAAAGGAGTATCCATCTTGAACTTGCTGTTAAACCCATATTCATTGTTTTGCAGTTCAATTTGTCGTTTGGCTTTAATGGCCTGGGCTGTTGCACGTGTCTGCCTGTTAATCTCTCTCTCCAAAGGGGTGGATGCTTTGGTTATGTAAAGTTTCAGAAATTCATAGCTTCGCTTCCCATCCCGGTAAATATCCAAATAAAGACTGATATTCCCATTCGCCAGCTTCTTCTCCCGGAGTGTTACTGATTCCTTTTTCCCATTCTTTTTTGTGCTCATAATGTTACCCGTTTTTGTTATTTCTGTTACTTATTAATCATTGAGTAACAGACTGGCAACAAATATATGACAAAATAAGGAATAACAAAAGAAACAAAGCAGATATTTCAGGAATATTTTGAACACTCCTAAAACCCTTATCATTAAATGATTATTTTCAGTTATTTGGATGTTACTTTGATGTTTCTTTCTTTGGGAAAAGACGGCTTTACTTTCCGATACAGAACTTGCTAAAGATGTTCCCCAGAATTTCATCGGTGGATATTTGCCCGGTAATTTCCCCGAGGTAGAACATGCACTCACGGATATCCTGTGATATAAAATCGCT